AGTTACGCTGGTGGTAGCACCGAACGTAGCGTCGACTGTAACTGCGCCAGTGGTTGGGTTAATGGTAATGGATTGAAAGCCATTCTGCGACCGTACTGGGCCGTTAAACGTGGAATTTGCCATGATTTGTCCTTACATACAAGTAAAGTGCATCAGTCTGTATGTCGTCAGCCGGGACTGTCTAATGCACCGGATAACCCCGGAATGAAGTCAATATACACCAAAAGAAAAGGGGGCACAAGCCCCCTTTTCACAAACGCATTAAGCGCCTGCTGAACCCCACATACCGAGAGGATCAGACCAGCCGAAGCTATAACGCTCACGGGCTTTGTAACGAACGTTACCTGTATCAAAGTCACCGTCCATGCTGTTTTGCAAAGCGATACGTTCGAAGTGCTTCATGCCGTTAGGAACATCGGTAATCAAATACCAGCCGTTGCTGTCGGTCAAGAAGTGGTTAACAGTGTAACCTTCAGGGATTGCACCCATCTGCTTCAACGCGTTGATGTCGTTGTCAGAAGTTTGTACACGAAGTTCAGTGTCAAGCAAACGCTTAGCAACGAACATCAGTGATGGAGGAATCACCATCTTGCGTGGCTTGGCGGCGATCAACAGACCGCGCTCATCAGTCCAAGCTGCAATCTGAATCACAGCGTTTTCCAATGAAGTCTCGTTCAAGTCAACACCAACTGTTGGGCTGTTGAAGTTCACACCACCGTTAACGAGCGGGTGACCAACGCGAGCGCTAGATGAGTTAACACCGAACAAAGAAACGCCGTCACCGCCCAAGTATGAACCGCTAAAACCGTTGTTGATAACGGAAGCAGCTTTTACTTGCTTGGTGTAAGACATGGCACGGGCCAAAGACTTTGTGTAACGAGCAGACAAGCTGTCGTACAAGTTATCTTCCACAGCTTCTTCCGTAATGGAGAAGCCAAGGGCGATAGTCTCGTGGTTGTAACGTGCTGTGAAGGCTTCCTGTGCGTTGTCATACGCAATGGCTGAACCCTCGTTCTTGACTGGAGCAGAACCAAAGCCAGCAAGCTTTGTCTCTTCTTCAAAGCTACGCTCAGATTTCTCTGTCTCGTAGATTTCTTTGTGCTCTTCGCCGTAGCGAGCGTATTCCATACCGAACAAAGCGTTCAGACCGGGGAGCAACTCTTTAAGTAGTTGTGCGCGTGAAATTGCCATGGTTAGTTACTCCTTATGCCACGCCGGTGGCGTTGCTGTATGAATGTGCGCCGGGATTGAACTTGACCAAGATGTCAGTGAAGGCGTCGCCAACAGTTGAGAATCCGGGAACGTCTGCAAAACCGACAACACGGAAGGCATAACCAGATGTGGCGGCAGCAGAAATGCTAACAGCCGTATTGGAATTGCCGGTGGTTGTAGAACCTGTAGAAGTGCTTTGAACAGCGTTCAAGAACACGTTCATGCCCAAGGCAGTTTGTGCCAGAGTACCGGCAGCTTGCACTTGGAAGACAGCGCGGTCGTCATCAATTACGTACGCAGTAATGGCCGAGCCTTGCACAGAAGCTGTGTTGGCAGGGTAGTACTGTGAGTACATAGTTTGACCTTGGGCGTTCACAAAGGAGCAACCGACGAAAACGCCGATAGTACCTGCGGGGAACGGTGTGCTGTTATCGCCATTTGTGGTGACGATGTTGATGTAACCAGACGTATTGATTGCAACAATCGAACCATTAAAAATGTTCGTGTTGTAACCCGCAGGGTCGATCAAGAAGGTACGGGTGCTACCAGCATATGGTAGGCCGCCCAACTCGTTTACGGCGCGAAGGCCGTAGGGAGAAGCGGTAGATGCCATTTAAGGACTCCTAAGTTTATTTAGAACCAGAACCAAATCCACCACGCGTTGAAGACGACTTGCGGTCGGCAAACAACGGCATGCGCGGATCATTTTGTCGCATGAAGCTATTGTCAACTGATTCCATCTGGTTTTGCGCTTGTTGGTCATAGTACTCATCCCGGGCTCTTGCTTTTTCAGCAGACATCTTGCAAAGCATGAGTCCACCAATTTCCACATTCCCAGTTTTTTCGTTACCCAACAGCATCAATTCCGGATGGTCATCTGCCTTCACCGGCACCCAACCTTCACGCATTCTGCGTGACACATTGGTCACTTCCGACTGTCCCAGAACGTGAGTCGCTACCCAGCGATACACATAACCCGGTTCAGGCGTTGGATCAGGCAAGTTTGTCGGCGGTACGTATACTGCACGAACAGATTTTTCGCGTGACTTTAAATCACGATTTGAGCGGTCAATTGTTTCAGCCATTTCAACTCTCCAGTTTCGCTACTTGTGCAGCATATTGCTGCGGGGTTAAACCAAATTTTTTCGCTAACGCTACTTGCGTTTGAGTTAGCTTAATTTTTCCTGCACTCGTAGAACGAGATACAGAGGCCACCACTGTCGTAGGTCGCTTTTGAGCCTCACCAGACCTTGGCTTGTCAGTTGTTTGCCCGAACAAATCAGGAAACGTTGACTTCATGCGACCATCAATTTGATCGAAGTATTCAGCAGAGCGGGGATCCACTCCGTTTGTGACTAGTTTTTGATGCAGCCCTAGTGCGTAGCTGGTATATTCTTCAAACCCTTGTTGTCCGAACCACTGGTTTTTTGCCTGCCAGCGCAGAGTTTTTTCGTCCGGTTCAGCCTTTGCAGGCTGGGTTTGTTGAGTTTGTACATCAAATTTTTCTTCCTGTAAAGGGGTAGGACGATAATTTTTTGTTTGTTCAACTTTTATCTTTGCATCCATCACAGCTTCTTGGGCGTCAAGGATGGCGTCTGTATCAAAAGCTTCTTGTGCTGCTTTAAGTCTACTGCGGGCTATGGCCAACTCTGATTCAGCCTTACCTTTGGCCCCCTCAATGATGGCTTCCTGTCCTGTGTAAACGTTTTGCTTCAGGCGTTTGTTTTCCTGAATTAACTGCTGTGCTAGACGCTCCAGCTCTTGTTTCTCACGCATCGTAGCTTCTTTGACACGGCGCTCGTCGTGACGGGCGTGGGTCAATTCTTTAATGCGTCCTTTAACTTTGTCAGAGTAAGACTCGATCTCTTCATCGGTTGGATCAGCAACTTCACGGTCTAGCGGCTTGCGGCCCCTGTCACGTTCAGGCGTGTCGTCTTCGATTTCAATCTCTACTTCTTCCGCCCCTTCAATCTCGAATTCGACGTCAGCCGTCTTCTTCTCTTCAATTTCGTCGGGGAACTTGTATGGTTCAGCCATGTTCTTCCTTTCAAGCGCGGGTCAGGCCGCGAGTGTCTAGCACAACAGCATCAACTTGGTCATCGTTGATGAGACGGAACTCCTTGCCAAAGATTTTGAATCTTGTGCCGGAGTAAGTACGTACTAACACAAAGTCGCCCTCTTTACACCATGCTCCGTTAGGAAACTTGGCGGTGTCTTTGTACGCATCGGGGCCTACACGCAATACAAACAGCACCGTGGTGGCGTGTTCTTCTTGACGCATAGTGGCTGAATCTCTCACGAGATCCAGTGATGTGCCTGCAATCTTTGCTTCAACTTCAGGCACTACGCAAAGTAACTTCCACCCTGTTGGGGATGGCAGTGCACCTGCTTTTGTATCGTTATCATCATCTTCGTCAGGCTGTTCTACTGGCTGGATGTGTGGCGGCAACGAAATACCGGGGGGCAAAATCAATCCTGATTCAGTCTCGATCATGTGATTCTTCAACTTTCTGCTGCAGGTCAAGGAGATAACGCTCTGCAAGGGCTAGACCCGAAATAATCCCGCAGAGTTTTTGATATTCATCGAATGTTCGACATGCTCCACCGGCGATGTCGTCGGCGTAGTTGTTCATGTCAGTGCGTATTTTGTCGCGCAATACGCGTGCGAATTCTTGAATCATTTTCTAGAACCTTGGTTCCTGCTATTTTGAAGCGCAGCAGTTCGCGCTTGCAATTCCATTTGGGCTTTGCTCTTTGCAATGTCAGTGCCCATTTGGACACCGGCACGTTCTTGGTCAAACTGGGTTTTAGCTTGGGACTCTTTAATTTGTGCACCCACTTTGAGGGCGTCGAGTTCTAAGCGACCACTGACTTCTTGTTCTTTCAACTGCTGGGCATCCGCTTTGGCTGCGGCGTCCATCATGATCTTCTGTTTCTTTAATTCCAATTCTTGTTGCTTTAGTTGCAACTCTTGCATCTGCATCTGCACAATCGGATCTTGCGCTTGCTGCTGGGCTTGTTGCTGTGCGGCTTTGGCCTGCGCTTGTTGCATTACCTGTTGCGCGGCTTGCGCCATCATGCCGGACAAGGCAATCTCAATCTGCGGTGGCAACTTCTCGTCTTCGGGAGGCAGAGGCATACCCAACTGCTGCTCGATCTTCTGACGCATCTGATAGCCAACGTGCTCTGCAATGTGTGCAGTAATTGCACCCATGATCTTGGGGGCCTGTGGGTTCTGTCCAATGAACTGCTGGATCTGGGGATCTTGCAACAGCATCATGTGCACTTGAATGTGTGAAGCGTGGTCTTGATGCAGGAACGCTTTGAGTGGCGTGCCCTTGAGCGCGTTCTGATTCTCTTGCACAGGATCTGTCGGCTTCTGATCGTCCTCAATTGGCACAAGCTTTTCTGCGTTCTTGATGCCCAAGACGTTTAACATACCACGGTGAAGTTCTGGCAAGTTGTAAATGTCCGGAGCCATCTGCGCCATCTGAATCACAGCTTGGTACTGGATTACGCGCTGGCTCATGGTAGCCGCGTTAGGATCTGACACGGGGATGATGTCAACCTTGTCGTAGTCAGTCTTCTTTGCTTTACGTGAGCCGTACTCAGGATCGTATGTGTAGTCTGGATCGGTGTAGTCGCGGATGATGTTCTTCAAGAGCTTTAACTCTTGCTTCAATGCAAAGTGCACACGAGCCTGCACCGCAGTCATCACCTTTAATTGACGCTCTAAGAGAGCTAGCGTTGTACCGACAGGCGCGTTGGCGCTCATGTCAGACACCTTCATGTCAGCAGTCGCGGCAAAGCGGCGGCCTTCATCAACGATGGTCTGCATCAAGTTGAACAGCGTTGCGCTTGGCTCCTTGTATGGAAGCGGCAGTATGCTGTCACGGATGTTGCCAGAGGCTACGTCAACGTCTCTCCACTCACCGGGGGCGATTGGTGTGTCATCGCCTTTGATTCGCAAACCCCTTGACTTGAGTCCACCCGGAAGGTTAGATAACGTTCCTGCGTCGACCAACTGACGCATAAGGCTAGTGGCTGACTTGGCAAAACCACCGATAAGGTGGAAGAGTCCAAAACCATATGCTCCAAAGCCGGGGATGTACTGATAGTGCACAAAGTGCTGGCGCTTGAGTCTGAGTTCATCGTCTTCGTTCCAGTTACGGCGGATTGACAGGATGTCGTTTGTGCCTTTGATGATGGTGACAACGTACGGCAACATGATGCCGGTCTCTTCTTCCTCACCGTCTTCGTCCTCAGTCATGTCCTCGTAACCTTCAAGGTTCAAGTCCACATGGCACTCATAGATTGTGTAGCGGTCGTCGTTCAGATCATTAAAGCCAGTCTCTTTGTCCTTGGCTTTCTGAATGTCAGTACGGTCTTTGGGCGCATCAGGCAGGTCGATGTCCAGATAGAACCCAGCTTGCTGGAGTTTGACAATCTCGTTCTTGGTCTTGCGCATGACGTGCGTGACGCGGTAGCAAGTGTCCAGATCTGTCGCGCCGTATGGGAGCAACATGTCTTCTGCTGGAATAAACATGGATACCTGACGTCCCAAACTGGGGTCGTAGTACACCTTCTTAAACGCTGAACCTGTAGCTGGCAGTGACCACAGCATGCGCTCATGCTCAGAGCGGTACTCAGTCATGACTTCCGTCAACTCGTAGTTCATGTCCTCTTCGACGTTGGCTGCGATCTCTTGGTTCTCAGGCGTGTCTCTACCAATAATCTTAGAGCGCACAGGCCCTTGGGCTGGGAACGTCTCGGTAATTGTCTCGGCTTGGAAGCGCACAACGGCTTCTGTAATCATGGGGTGGAACACGCCGCAAGCGCCTTGCCATGGCTCAGTGCGCTCCTCTATCTGAAGACCCAGCAGCTTTAACCCGTCAACGTAGGTCTTCTCCCACTCTTTGCGTGACTGCTTGTCTTGGTCAATGTCCGCCATCAAGTCGCCGCCCATCGACTGCAAGGCACCATCGTCCATGTACTCGGCTAAGTTGTCATCAAAACCTTCTTCCTCTGAATCACCCTTGCCAATTGAGATCTCCATCCCGTCCACACCAATGGTTACTTCTTCAGGGTCAACAATCTCAATTTCAATGGGTGACTCTTGTTCGCCCAGCGCATCGATGCCCACGGGTTGTTGGTACAGCGCTTTGTCGATATTCGTTGCCATGTGTATTCCTAGTAGTATGCGTGTGTCTTATGGCGAAAGATTTCGGATTCGTCTTTCTCGTCCGTGTCCAAAGAAATAAAACCGCCTTGCCTAAAGCGTAGCAGCGCCTGTGTGGTCGTATCCACGAAGTCGTCGTGCTCTCCAACTGGGAAAGCCGCCATCTCTTCA